CCCGATGCTCTCAGCCACCTAGTCGCGGATTTTCCGGCTCTCTCCCGACCCTCGCCCAACAGTCCTGACGAAGCCCGGAAATGCGGGACGAAATCGCTATGGTTCTGCGGACGGAGCGATCAGAGACCCACACCTCGCCGGCCAGCGGGGAATTTCTAGCCATTTATCGCTTTGGCCATTTTTAGGGGCTCACACTCGCGCCGCAGATCCCGCAAGCGGGATGCGTCGTCTCGGCCCATGCGGGTGACGATCCTCACGCACGTTTCAGGGAATCGGTCAGGCCGGCGCAAATTGCGACACCATCAGCGGATCAATCACGCTACGACATATGCCTGTGTGCTCTAGATTGATGCGGGAGGCGGGGGGCAGCAACTATGAAGTTCTGCTACGCGGATGAAAGCTGCGATGACCGTAGCGAAAAGGTTCAGGTCATGGTCGGCATCGTGGCCGACGCGCAGCGCCTTAACCGTTCACGCTCAGAGTTCGCCGAAATCTTCGCGCTTGTGGACGGCGCATACCCCGAGGCTCTGAAAGAGCTGAAAGGCTCCCGCATCTTCTACGGGCGCGGCGGCTGGCGTGATGTGCCGCCGGAAATCCGGAAAGCTGTTTTCAGACTGTTCTGCGAATGGATTGACGAACGAAAGCATCTTCTAGCTGTCTCCGCCATTGACATCGCCGCCTTCGAGACGCGGCTGCCCAACAACTATCCCGATCCGCTCCGCGATTTGTGGGTCGCGGGCGCGATGCATATCGCGCTTCAGCTTCAGAAGCTTCACCAGACCCTCAAGAAGAACAAGGGGCACACGGTTCTCATATTCGACGAGAACAAGGTGAAGGCAGACAGGCTGAACGAAGTACTGTTCGCCCCGCCCGCGTGGACGGAAACCTATTACGAGAAGCGCAAGAAGCAGGCTCCGCTCGACCAGATAATCGACAGCGCTTTTTTCACGAAGTCGCACCACGCGGGCCTCGCCCAAGTGGCCGACCTGTTTGCTTTCGTGTTTCGCCGTTACGCCGAACTGACCGAATATGGCGCGCAGCCGGTCTTTGCCGGCGAGAAAGACGATATCGACCCGCTCGCTGAGCTTCTTGCACCCCGGCTTATTGCGAGATCGCACCGCTGCCCGAAGCGCCCGAAGGACGAGTGCACCGCGACTTTTGTGGATTTGACTCCACGCTGTCTGGTCGATCTTCAGTAAAGCCACTCTCGCGAAATTCGACTGGGTATTTTGGCCCCCCTTTCACCTAAGTGCCCACCGTGCCATGTGGCTGCGATTTGATCGGTCCATAGGAGAGGAATCTTGAGGGCCGACCTGATGAGTCGCTTAGCAGTCAGCTCAGTCGGCTGTCGCCCCTCGAGGATTGCCCTCGTTATTTCAGGCGCGAGAAGAGCCAAGCAGAGAATGCGGGTAACGTAAGTCCTGCAAAGTCGCTCCGCCCGAGCGATGCCGCCGATTCCATTTGCCTCCCCGCGGACGATCCTGCCGAACCAGTCATGAGCACGTGCGAGCGCCTTGACAAGGTTGGCATCGGGTTCGGCAGCAGAGTCCTGCTGATCCAAAACGGCCAGCTTGGCTTCGACGCCCCGCCGCCGAAACCTCACTGGCACTTCAACCGTGATCGCACCACGGTTCTTTGGCCCGGACATTGAGAGCGCCTCATGATCGAGCAGTCGTTCCGCCAAAACCTTCCGCTCTATTTCGATTGTCACCTTGTCTTGCGCCACCGTGACGCGTCGCATCAGAGCTGCAACGATCTCCCTCTGGAGTCCCGCATCGCACACCTTGGCCAATTTCGATGCGCGCGTAAGCACAGAAGAAACGAGATCCGGCGATTTCCGTTTGAAGCGGAGGGCATCAAGGAGCGCTCCACGATCTCTCAGGAAAACGCCCACCTGCTTCAAGACAAGCTGCTCGATCTGGTGCGCGGGAAGGCGCCAGCCTTTAGCTTGGAAGCTATTCGCGCATCCATCCAGCTGATGCTCGGCGGACTTTCCCTTGGCAACATCGGTGGTCAGCAGCGATCGCTCGACATAGTAGCGGTAGCGCCGGCCGTGGTTGATTGCATGGGAGGGTGTGAAGGGAACGCCCTCTGCCGTGAACAGGAGGTCCACAAGCAGGCTCGGGTGCTTAGAGTTGGCTCGGCCTCTTTTACGGCCCGCGTTCATTGCGAGCTGAGCCTGGACCTTATTCCAAGTCTCAGCATCAATGATGGCGTCATGGTCTCCTTCATAGCTGCGGCCGAGGTGTGGGATGCGGCCGATATAGATTGGGTTGGAAAGAATGAGGTAGAGGTGTCCGCGGCTGAACGCTGTTCCACCAGACTGCCTTCCATCGAGCATAGTGCGCAACTTGGTTCGAAGTCCCCGTCGCTGACACTCCTCCTGCAGTTGTCGAACACTGCCGAGTTTGAGGTAGAGCTCAAAGAGCAGCCTGACTGTTTTGGCTTCTTCGGCCTTGATGCGGAGCTTGCGATTTATTGCGTCATAGCCGAGCGGCACAGCGCCCCCCATCCACATGCCTTTCTGCTTAGAGGCCGCAATCTTGTCGCGGATGCGCTCGCTCGTGACCTCCCGCTCGAACTGGGCGAAGGAGAGCAGCACGTTCAGGGTCAGCCGCCCCATTGAGGTCGTGGTGTTGAATTGCTGTGTGACCGAGACGAAGGAGACGCCTTTGGCGTCGAAAGCCTCCACGATCTTGGCGAAATCGAACAGTGAGCGCGTCAGCCGGTCGATCTTGTAGACCACCACCACGTCGACCTTGCCGGCGCCGATATCGCCGAGGAGTCGCTGCAGGGCAGGGCGGTCCATCGTCCCGCCGGAGAACCCACCATCGTCATAATGCGCGGAAATGACATGCCAGCCTTCATGGCGCTGGCTTGTAATGAAGGCGTCGCAAGCCTCGCGCTGGGCATGGAGCGAGTTGAATTCCTGCTCGAGCCCTTCATCAGAGGATTTGCGGGTATAGATGGCGCAGCGCAGGCGCTTGGCCCTCCTGCCGCGACCATTCTCAGGCATTTGCCGGCGCCTCCTTTATGCGAGCCTTCAGACCAAAGAAGGCCCAGCCATTCCAATGCGCCCCAGTGATGGCACGGGCTATGGCGCTCAAGCTCGCATAGGTTTCGCCGCGCCAGGCGAAGCCCTTGTCGAGCACGAGCACTTCGTGCATTTCGCCGTGCCATTCCCGGAAGAGCTTCGAGCCTTTGCCGAGCCGGCTTCTCCGAGGCTTCGGTTTTGTGCCGTTCGCTCCGTCGGCTTTGCGCAGGAGCTGGAGCGTTTTGGCGTCGAGACCGCCAAACGCTTGCGCCTGAATTCCATAGGCAACGGCGCGGATGAGGAACTCACGGCTCGCATGGCGGGGCGGATCACCGCCCCACAAGCTGCGCCATTGTTCTCCCAACTCGCCATAAGAACAATTAGGCAAGACGAGCACCTGTGCGGCAACAGAGGCTCGCAATTCTTGCTCTGATTGAGCGTAGGATCGCGCGCGCCGCCTTGAGCGGCGGGGGCAAGGCGCCAAAGACCGCGCCATGGCTTTAAGTCTTCGATGATGTGATCGGCGCGATGTGATAGCGTCGCACGCCGTCCTTGCCGACCTCCGACACGAGCGGAAGCTTGAGCTTCTTTTTCACGAGACCGCTGAAGAAGCCGCGCACCGAATGTGGCTGCCAACCGGTCTTGGCGACGATGTCCTCGATCGTGACACCGAATTGCCGTCGAAGCATTTTGATCACCAGATCCTGTTTGCTTTGTCCGGCTGCTCCACGGTTGGAGCTGGCAGGAGATGCCTTCCGAGTTTGACGGCGCGATCGTGCGGGTGCCGTCTTGCGCTGGCGAGGCATGCTTGCCGGAGCCTGAGACGGCTTTTGCTTTTCCGTGTCATCGACGCCGAGTGCAAGAAGCCCGCCATTGGTGATGAATAAGCCAAGGGAACGTCCATCCTCGTCGCGGCGCCATTCAGGCGCGCCATTGATGGTCCGTCTTTCTTCGGCGAGCTTTCGCCTACATAAGGTCTCAACGACCTTGGCGAGCGCAGCGCCCTTGGCTGTCAGGCTTTGCGGAAGGGGCATTAGCGAGCAGTCGGCGCGTTTGGCCGCGGCACTCAGAACAACCAGCTGAGCGTCGCTGAGCCTGGCGATCTGTTGGGTCTGGGACATGACTGCCTCCATCGTGGTGCACCGGCCCGATGCCGGCGCTTCCACCGCCTAGAGTCCGGCGCAAAGGCCGGGCCAGGCCGATGACGGAGGTTATTGCCGTCACGTCGTAACAAGCATGCACGCTCTCTTCGCCCGAGAAGTCCAGCGGAATTCCTGGAGACGTTGACGGTTAGCGGTCGATAATTTCGGTCCGCTAGTAACAGCCCCTGAGGCCTGCAACCACGATCTGGCGGCGTTTTCCGTTAAGGACGTGTTCCAGTGCCTGCGAGAGCGCGTCCACCTGGTCATCGTGAAGCCCAGCTGGGAATGCCAAAAGCTCCGTTCGAAACGCATCAAGCCACGGCGCCTGTCGTGGCAGGAATACTGAGCCGGCCTCGATGCGCGCGGTGTGTTTGTTCATGCGCATCACCTTATCGCCCTCCGGCTTGATGGCGATGGCATGGATGTTTTCGCGCTTGAGATCCTGAATGAGGCTGGTTCCGGCGCCCTTGTCTTCAATCACCAGACTGTAACGTAGCGGTAAGCAGCTCCAGCGCCGATGCAGCTCGATCACCTTGCGGCGAAGATCGGGATAGTCAAGACGGGCACGTACCACATCGAGGACATATGTGCTCTCGCCGCGGACCTGGAGAACGACAGCGACGGAATAATCGGCGAGCTCGTTTGAGCTCATCGCCGTGTCCCAGCTTAGGATGATTTGGTCACCTGCTTCCCAACGAGGCGACGTCTCATAGAAGGAGAACCAGGACCACTTGATGAGATTGCCGCTCGGCGGAACCGGCTCCTGTAGATATTGCGCGGAAAAGTCGGCCGACCCCATCTCCCGCCTGAGCTCCTCGAGTACAGAGAGGGACTCGCGCTCGGGGTGCAGCACCTCGCCTGGTTGGCGCACGTGCTGGCGTCCTTCTCCAAGTGGCACGATCTGCACGCTCTGCGCGATGGCGGGAAGCTTCAATACGGTCCAGCCCTCCTGTTCGAGGAGATGCCCGACGAGATCGTCGACATGCAGCCGCTGCATGACCACGACGATGGCGTCCTCGGCCTTGTTGTCGAGGCGC